AAGTACAAACATCGGCTACTTTGTGCAGGACACAGGCCATCACTGGGGGCAGCAAGTCTATTGGGAGTTTGGCACGTTGATTGTTTATAACGAAAGCAACGGTGCAATATTCAACGAGATGGAATTGGTCAGCTTGACGGGCAGTATTGCCCTTGGCAAGAATCCACAAATCAGCACCAGTTATTCATTGGATGGCAAGGCATACAGTCAAGAAAAGTTTATTGCAGTCGGCACTATTGGCAACACCAAGAAGCGCCTCACATGGTTTCAGCAGGGGCACATGAGGAACTGGCGCATACAGCGTTTCCGAGGTGACAGTGATGCTCATGTGTCTTATGTAAGACTTGAAGCGCAAATAGAAGCATTGGCTTACTGATGGCAACCGCACCGGTTTCTCGCAAGCTGAATCTGACCCGCGACCAGCTTGCTACATTCCTGACTGACCAACAGCAAATCAGGCAGTTTGAGTTATTGTTTTCAACTGTTGATACCATCGCCCCTGATGTTGTGCTTGAGATAAATATTGCCGCAGGAACAGCCCAGTCAACAGCAAATGATGCGTTGGCGCAGATCATTGCTTTAGCACAAGAGACTGCGGTAACTGTGGCATTGGCTGAAAACAAAGCAAATCAGGCTTTGGCACTGGTAGACAAACTGAATAAAGCCGTTGAAGGTTTGCAGATGACCCCACCACCAAGGGAGTTCAAACGGGCAAGATATGGGTCGTTTTTCGACACCACCACGCAAGCAGCCACAGTCATCAACACAGCCACAGCGATTACATTTAACACAACAGACCTGAGCAACGGGGTATTTATTGGCACGACAACTTCGCGGATTATTGTTGACACAGAAGGCATATATAACTTTGACACATCATTTCAGTTAGATAAAACTGCAGGCGGCACGGCTATATTTGATTTTTGGTTTCGTCTTAATGGTGTCAATGTGCCAGATAGTTGCAGCAGGATAAGAGTTCAAGGTAATAACGCCGAAGTTTTTTCATCGCTGAATTATTTTTTTGACCTAAAGGCAAATGACTACGTTGAACTAATGTTCTCAGTCGATGATTTAAGCGTTGAGGTGACTGCTTTTGCAGCATCAGCACCGCACCCACGCATTCCGTCCATAATTCTCACGGTCAACAACAACATTGAAGGTGTACTATGACAGTCACAGTAAAAGTCCTGATTCCAGCCAAACAAGCTGAAAACGCACAGACCACCCAATACACAGCAACGAATGTCAGGGCGATTATTGACAAATTCACGGTGACCAACACCAGTGCCAACAATGTGACTTTCAGTTGCAACCTAATCACTGTGTCTGGGTCGGCAGCGGCATCGAACCTGATTATTGATGCGCGAACCATTGTGCCTGATGAAACCTACACTTGCCCCGAGTTGGTGGGTCAAGCGTTGGAAGCTGGTGGGTTTATATCCACAATCGCAGGGGCGGCAACATCCTTGACCATTCGGGCATCAGGCAGAGAAATTTCTTAAGGAGTCGAAAATGAAAGATTTTATGATGATGCCCAAAGGTTTCATGGGCTTGCCAAGCGAGGAGGAGTTTTTAACCGTTGCTGAGAATAAAGCCAATTTCCTGATTGCGGTAAAAGATTGGCACTATGGGCCTGAAGAACCCAGCAACGACCCAAAGGCAAACCCTGAGTTTTATGATTCACTGGCAGGAGCTATGCAGTGTGATGCCAAAGATGCAAGACGCAAGCATTGCTCAAACTGCGGCTATTACGACAACAGCTTAATGACCCAAGTGCGGATTGAACGAATCCCGATGGCTGGCTACGACACAGGATATGGTTATCGTGGACATTGCGAAAAGCTAAACTTTATCTGCAACGATATGCGGGTTTGTCAGGCTTGGGAAGATGAAGAAGAAGAATATTGACCTTTTGTCAATTTGTGCGAAAATCAATCCGCTGAGTTATGGCATCCAGCGGCCTTCCCTATATAGGAGTTGTGCATGGTTACGGTTGGAATAACAGAGCAGCATTTGATGGAGGTCTATTCAGACCCGTACATCACAAAAGTTGGGCATGATAATCGCCCTGCTGCACCAATCCAACACCCAAATGTGACCTATCTTTCAGCATGGGTAGATGGAAAATTCTCTGGTGCTTTTATTGTTATCAAGCAAAGTGCAGTCGAATTAGAACTTCATGCGCTACTTAAAAAATCAGTCTTAAAAGAATCTCGCACTCTTGGTCTGGCTTGTTTAGCATGGGCTTTTGCACAACCTATCTTACGAGTGACGGCTTACATTATTGAAGGGCTTGAAACTGCAAAGAACTATTGCATCAAGTTGGGTTTTAAAGTAGAGGGTTGCAGGCGCTGTGCCTGTGTGCAAAATGGCATAGTCAAAGATGTCTATATGTTGGGGATGACTCGACAGGAATGGGGCTCAATATGAGTTTTGTCGGCGATTTAATTGGTGACGTTTTTGGCGGCATAACTGGCGCAAAGCAAGCTGGTGAAGCAGGTGAAGCAGCCAGCAGAACGCAAGCGGCAGCAGCACAAGCAGGAATTGATGAACAGCGCAGGCAGTTTGACAAACTAATTGAACTGATGTCCCCATATGTCACTGCTGGAACCCCTGCGCTAGAAGCGCAACAAGCATTTTTAGGCTTACGAGGGCCTGAAGCAGAACAAGCCGCTATTGAGCGCATCCGTGGTGGAGAGACTTTCCAAGCACTTTCACAGCAGGGTGAAGAGGCTTTATTGCAACGTGCATCGGCAACGGGCGGCCTCCGTGGCGGCAATATTCAAGGGGCATTATCCCAGTTCCGCCCACAGCTTTTATCCAGCTTGATTGAACAGCAATATGGGCGTTTGGGTGGTTTGGCACAAAGTGGTCAAGCGGCTGCTGCTGGTCAAGCTACGGCGGGTATGAGTTCAGGAAGCAACATTGCAAATTTATTGGGTCAGCAAGGCGCAGCAACAGCAGGAGGACAGATTGCGGCTGGGTCAGTGCCCGGACGAACCTTCGGTCAACTTTTGCAAATTGGTGGAACTGTTGCAGGCATGGGTGGCTTTGGTCCATCAAGAGTGCCACTTGGCCCTAATACAAACCCTTTTTAAGGTGAGATTATGGTGCAACCAATCAATTACATGTCGCAAATACCGCAGCCTGATCTTGGGCAGAGCTTACTCAGCGGCTTACAACTTGGAACAAGCATTCGGGAAATTCAAGAAAAGCGTGTTGCGTCAGAACAAGCTGAAGCAGCAAAGGTTGCTTTTAAGGCTGATTTTCAAAATGCAAAAGATAATCCAACGCAAGAAAATTGGCTGAAAATGATTGCTACATACCCTCAATATCGTGAGGCATTTTCGGAAGTTCGCAAAGGCTTTGGGGAAGTTGAGACACAAAAAGAATTTGATGCGGCTTACCCGATTTCTACTGCCCTTGACAATGGAAGGCCAGAAATAGCGTCTAAATTAACTGTTGAGTTAATTGCAGCACGAAAAAATGCAAAATTGCCAACTCAAATTTATGAGCAAATTTTTAATGAGATGGAGTTGGGAAATTTTAAAGGCGCACAAGCTGGTGTTAATTATTTGCTGACTAATACTAATCCAGAACGTTTTGAAAAGTTTACAAAAGCCCGTGTAGCTTCTCAAGCAGCTCCAGATACATTAAGAAAAACAGAAGCAGAAGCTGATAAATTTGAAGCCGAAGCAAAAGCCGCAGGGGTGACAGCAGAATTTGCACGTCCATTAGCACAAGCTCAACTTGATAAAGCCAATAAAGAAAAACTTGCCCCAAGCGTGCAAGAAGCACTTGATTTTGCAAATTTAACCGCAGAGCAACAAAAAACATTTTCTTCACTGCAAGTTCTAAAAAAACCAGCAGGAGCAGTCACTAATGTAAATGTAACTAATCTAGAAAAAACAGCAGAAGGCGAACTTGGCAAATTAGTACCTGATCTTTATAACCAAGCTAATTCAGCAGCAACGCAGCTAACTGACTTACCAAGATACCGTAAGGCATTAGGTCTTGCCATTACAGGCCCATTAGCGAATGTCCGTCTTGATGCAAACAGAATTGGTGAAGCATTAGGTTTTACTGGCGATAAGAAAATTAATGCAACCAGAGAATTGATACAAGGACTTTCTGAAATGGCTTTGAAGTCACGATCAATGTTGACTGGTCAAGGTGCAATCACAGACAGAGAGCAGGCACTTTTATTGCAAGCCCGTAGTGGCGATATAAGTTTTTCAAAAGGTGAGCTGGACATTATTTTTAATGTTGCTGAACGTGCGGCAAACGCTCAATACACCAAAAGCAAAAAACTACTAAGTTCTGCCGCAACAAAAAGTCCAACAGCACAATTGTTTTTAGATAATGTAGAGGCTTTGCCTGGGGCTGGTGTATTGAACCCCGCTGAACAAACTGAACTTGATGCTTTGCGTGCAAGATTTCCTAGGGGCAGGCAATGAGTGATAGGGAAGAACTCAATGCTTTACGCCGTTTGGCTGAGTTAGAAGCCAAAGCTGGTGAGCAACAACCCGCACAAGCAGAACCGCAAAAAATGGGTTTTTTTGAGGGTATTGCTGAATCAATTACTGGCCGTGCTAGAGCAACACCAGAGACACAAGCATTACCTGAGTGGACAACCATGCCAGAACTCAATCAAATGAGTCTTGCATCGTTTAAATCTGCATTGGGTAGTTTGGTGTCAAATCCGAAAGAAACGGTGCAAATTTTGCAATCCAACTTTCCACAACTTGGTGTGAGGCAGGATGAAAAAGGGAACTTCATTCTGCGTTCAAGTGTTGACCAAAAAGAATATGCAATTCCACCCGGCTTTTCTGTTGGCGATATACCCCGTGCAGTTGGTGGTGTATTGGCATTCACTCCAGCAGGCAGGGCGACAACGATTCTAGGTGCGGCTGGCAAAGCTGGACTAACACAAACGGCGATTGAGGCAACGCAAGCGGCAACTGGTGGAGAGATAAGCCCAACTGAAATAGCCTTAGCAACTGCCACAGGCCCATTAGGGCAAGTCATTCAAAGAGCTGTCCCGCCAGTAGTAACGGCTGTAAAAAAGGGCGTAGAACGGGTTACAGCCCGACCAACACCAGCCCCAAGGGTTGAGCCACCGATGGACGCTGGTGCGCCGATGGGTACAGCATTAGCACCTAAAGGCCCTGCGGTAGTTCAAGCTGTTGAGGAAGTGGTAACTCCGCCTACTGCGCCAGCCGTAGCACCCGCCGTTGAAATTACTGAA